CGGCCCGGCCAGCACAGGGGCAGGGGAAACCGAGGAGTAAGCGATGCCCCTGACTGTACCGTCGACGATCTTCCCCACCGAGGAGAGGTTCGTCAACGTAATCCGGGAAGCTACCCCGGGTACCATTCCGTCCAGCTCGGGCACCACCTTCCCTATGGTGAACCTCGAGCCCGACGACAAGCCGCTGTGGCTGCTCGACGAGTCGCTCCGTGGCGGCATGGGCGACATCTACGACTTCCTGCAGGGTCCCCTGTACGCGGAAGTAACGATTCCCGAGACGCCTGTCTATGTCGACATGATGGGCCATCCGCTGTACAACACCCTGGGCGACTACACCCAGTCGGCCCCGGCAGCCGCTCCGAACACCACCACCACGGCTCCGGCCGTGTCCGGGGCAACCTCTCTGACGGTCACCTCGGGAACCTCGTTCACGGTGGGGATGTGGATCCAGGTCTACGCGGCCGGATCGACCGGCCCGGCCGAGATCGTCAAGGTCCTGTCCGGGGCCTCTACCACGATCACACTCGACCCGACCACCCCCATCCGGTTCCCCCACGCGTCCGGGGCTACGGTTACCAACACGACTGTCGCGGCCGGGACCTACTCCCACGCCTTCTCCCTGCTGACCTCCGGGTTCCTCGGTAACGGCAACTTCCTGAACTTCGCCCAGCCGCCTACCCACTGCTGGACCGACCGGACCCAGGTTCCCCAGATCGGCGGCAACCCCGGGGGTGCCCGCCAGTACGCGGACTCCTGCTTCCAGACCCTGGTGCTCACCGGCAACGCGGAGAAGCTGCTCAACTGGAACGGCGCGTTCAGCTCCTACGTCGGCCAGCTCGCAACTACCGCTCCAGCCGCCTCGGTCAGCTCGATCCGGGCGATGCCCGACTTCACGTCTATCGTCCAGCTTGCTACCGGGGGCGCGCTGGCTCCGGTCTATGACATCGTGGAATGGCAGCTCACCCTGTCGCGGCAGCTCAAGGTGTTCTTCACCAACGACGGCTCCCAGAACCCGTACGTCATCGGCCGTGGCAAGCTGGGCGTGTCGGGCAAGCTGACCTTCTCCCCGGCCATCGACGAGACCGCTCTGCTATACATGCTGCAAAACACCCAGCCGCAGCTGCAGATCCTCACCACAAACAACCTGCTCACCTCCAACCCGCTGTACCAGGCGATGCAGATCGACGTCCCGTTCTGCGACTTCGATACTTCGAAGATCAACTCGGGCGACGTGCTGTTCGGCTACGACGTCACGTTCAAGTCACACCACACCAACACCACCCGTAACACGATCGTACCCACCGGCTGGTCGGGCGGGTTCTCCGCCTGCAAGGTCACACTCAGCAACGCGGTACCGATCTTCTTCTAAGGGAGCACAGGCCCATGCGACACACCCTCACCTCCGGCAACTGGATCGAGATCCTGCCCATCCAGGCCCTGAAAGCCAAGCACCGGGACCGCACTGACGGAGCGGTCAAGCTGTACATCAAGCTCGACGACAAGGGCGACCCGGACCTGTCCGCGATGCCGCTGTCGATGTCGCTGCAGACCATCCGGAGGGACGCCCTGCTCGCCCAGCTCGTGTCAGCCTGGTCGTTCACCCTGGTCGAGTACGACCCGGACGGCAACGTGGTGGAGGGCACCGAGGCCGCCCTGCCGGTCCCCTACTGGGACGGGGACAAGCAGGAGATCGCCTGCGAGGCCAGCTTCGGTGAGATCGGCATCGACGACTTCACCGAGATCGAGGACATCCTGGCTCCGTACCTGGCCAAGATCCAGCGTCGTCCGGACCCAAAAGGGACGACTACGGCAGGCTCAAACGGTACCTTGCCGGTAAAGGCAAGCGACCGCCCGAGGGCCTGACCGACTCGGACATCCGCGACATCCTTTACATTATCAACTGGGGCATCACCCCGGACGTGGGAGGGAGGGCGGAACTGCCGCTGGCGGTGGACACCTGGCTCATAGCCACCCAGATCTGCCTGAACAAGATACAAAGTGAGGAGGCGAGCAGCAAGAAATGACCCCGGAAGAGCTGCCCGCCTACTGGGCCGCGATCATTCAGAAGCTGGGCGAGCAGGGGCCTAAGGCTGCGGCTAACGCCATGGCCAGGGCCTTCCACAATGAGGTCGTCGGGTCCGAGCTGGTGATGTTCTCGCACTCGGCCGGTACGCGCACCCCGGCCCCGGCCGGGGGGCCACCGGCAGCGGTCACCGGCAGCCTGCGGCGATCGGTCCGGCTGAACGCGGCCCGGCCGTCCGGGGCCTACCGGGCGACGGCCGACGTGAGCCCCCGGATCGTCTATGCCCGGATCCAGGAGATGGGCGGTACGATCACCGCCAAGCACCTCACCGAGAGGGGTAAGCCGGGTTACCTGCGCTGGGGCGTGTCCGGGGCCTACCACTTTGCTAGGTCGGTCACCCTCCCCCCACGTCCCTACATGCGGCCGGTTCATAGGAGGATGGTATCGGACGGCAGGCTGCGTAACGCGGCAGCCGGTGCGGTGCGACGGCTGGTGCCCTGATGGCCGACGACCTTGACCCGATCAGGCAAGAGTTCATTGCCGAACTGGAACCGTATGTCCGGCCGATGCGGGAGGCCGAGGACGAGGCCAGGCGGTTCGCTGAGGACAACCGGTTCGCTGGCGACGAGGTGCGGGCTCTGGCCCGTGCCGTGGCGGAGAACTCGGCCGAGATCCGCCGACTGGCCGACGCCCTGGTCGAGGACAACCACGAGCTAGGCGAGCTGCGCGATAAGGCAGTCGAGGCGGGCGAGGCCCTCGGGCATGTCCGCGACGAGGCGGCAGAGGCCGCCCATGAGGTTGACCGGCTGGGCACCCAGGCCAGGGAGACCGCTGCCGACCTGGACCTGATGGGCCTGTCCGGCCTGTCGACGGTCCAGTCTGTCGGCAAGCTACTTCCGCTGATGGGCCTGCTGGTCGGAGTCGCGGCCAGCGTCGCCCCCGCCCTGGTCGCTGCCGGGCTCGGCCTGGGCGCGTTCGGCATCTTTGCCATCCCGACCATCAAGCAGGTTACCGGTGCGCTCAAGGACACCAAGCAGCAACTGGCGGCCCTGCCCGCCCCGATCCGCGATGCGGTCCAGCAGGTAAAGAGCCTGGAGACCGAGTGGAAGAACCTGTCCAAGGCGTTCCAGCCGGTAACCTTGCACCTGTTCGCTGGCGGGCTCGGGATCATCGCTGCCCTGCTCCCCAAGCTGGTCCCGCTGGCCCAGCAGGGCGCGGTAGCGTTCCAGCACATCGAGACCGCGCTCAGCCGGGGGATCAATAGCGCGGGGTTCTCCCAGTTCCTGGCCACCATGTCCAAGCAGATCGTGCCTGCGATCGACGCGATCGGCCACCTGGCCGGAGCCCTGCTCGGCCTGCTCGGTCACGCGCTGGAGGCCCTGGCCCCGCTGGCGGCCCCGCTGCTCAACATGCTTGCCGGGCTGGTCCGTGCCCTGTCCGGCCCCCTCACGTCGCTCCTGGGCGTGTTCCAGCAGATGCTGTTCGCCGTGCTCAAGGCGATCCAGCCGATGCTGCCCGGCCTGTCCAAGTTCGCCTCCCTGCTGATCGGGGACGTGGGGAGCGGCCTGGAGGCGCTCATTCCGATCGTCTCCCAGGTGATTCAGCTACTCGGCCCGGCCCTGACCTCGATCCTGCTCGACCTGGAGCCCATCCTAGCCAACCTGCTGACCCCCAACTCCGGGTTCCTGGCCGCGCTCAAGCTGATCCCCGGGCTGCTGCGGCTGATCCTGCCGCTGTTCACCGGCCTGGCCTCAATCCTAGCCAACCCGATGTTTGCCACCATCGCCTCGGACATCATCACCGCAGTCGTTGCGTTCAAGGCCCTGGCCGCCATCATGGGGATACTCCGGGGGGCCTTCCTGGCGCTAACCGCCGTGATGGAGGTCAACCCGATCATCCTGATCGCGACCGCGATCGGCCTGATCGTCATCGCGATCATCGAGCTGTGGCAGCACTCGGCCGCCTTCCGCGACTTCTGGAAGGCCACGTGGCACGACATCCTGGCCGTGGTCAGAGCGGTCTGGGCGGCGATCCAGCCGATAGTAAAGATCGGCATGGCGATCATCTCGGGCGAGATCAAGGTCGGCATGGCCGTCGCCAAGGCGGTGTGGACCACCGTGTGGGACGCCATGAAGACCACGGTTACCATGGTCTGGAACGTCATCAAGGCGGTCGTTACTGCAGCTATCAACACGGTCAAGGCTGTCATCCAGTTCGTGATGGACGTGATCCACGGCCACTGGTCGGCGGCCTGGCACGACCTGGTGAACATCGCCTCGATCCAGATTCACATGGTCGCTTCAGTGATCCGCTCGGTCGCGTCCGGGTTCATCACCCTGCTGTTTAACGCGGGCCGGGACATCATCCAGGGCCTGATCAACGGTATTAAATCGATGTTCAGTGCGGTGATGGGCCTGGTCGGCAGCATCGGCCACGCGATCTCGGGCGCGTTCAGTGCCGTACTTCACATCTTCTCCCCGTCCCAGGTCTTCCACCAGCACGGCCGGAATACTATGCTCGGTTACATCAACGGCGTGATGTCCCTGCTGCCCACCGTAAAGGCTATGATGGCCGAGGTGGCGCGATCCCTGCTGCCGTCCCGGGTGCCCGTGGCCAGCCTTTACGGAGTGGGCTCCGCGAGCGCTCCGGCCCCGGCCCTGGCAGGCGTGGGGGGCGGCAGCGGCCCGGCCCCGGGGGGTTCGCTCATTGTGAACGTCGACGGCAAGCGACTGTTCGAGATCCAGCAGTCCGAGCTTTATCGGTACAACGTCCGCAACTCGGGGCAGGTGACGGGCGTCCTCAAGCCCATGTGACATGGCGCTAGCACTGGTCCAGCAGCAGACGGGCGGGGCGTACGCGACCCCCGGCCCGCAGTACATCGTGCCCAACAACGCCCTGGGCAACATGATGGTCATCTACGCGGCCTGGAATGTCAGCGCCCAGGTAACCACCGGCAACGGGGTCATTCCGGTCGGCGCGGTGGCCGACGACCAGAACAACTGGTGGCGGCTGGCGGGTGACACTGGCAACCTGGTCACCGGGTGCCGGGCCGCGATCTGGGTCTGCACGAACGCTCTGTCGGTCCAGCGCTGGCTGAGCGTCTGCATGCAGGGCTACGTCAACTCGTTCGCCTTCATCATGGCCGAGATCTCCGGCCTGCCCTCGAACTACTGGCCGCTGTTCGACTTCCTGACCAGGACCTCCAGCGCGTCCATCTCCTCGATGAACGTCGCGGGCACGGCCACCGTGCCCGACTTCGGCCTGACCATGGGGGCCTCGGGCTCCACCGGCATCACGCTCAACCAGACCCAGGCCGGATGGACCACGGTTACCACGGCCAGTGCCGGAGGGGTCAACCCGAACGGGATCAAGCTGACTGGCCAGTTCGGAACCTTCGGCTCCGGGTCGGTGCCCTCGACCTGGACAGTCACCGTGGCCGGACCCTCGGCCGCGATCAACGTGGGCATCACCCAGGCCAGCAACCTGCCGGTCCAGATCAACCCGAACTTCCCGAGGGTGTTCGTCGAGGCAGCCCTCGGTGCCACCCCGGGCGACCCCACCGTCGCGACCCTGGACACGGCCTACACCGACCTGTCGGCCCGCTGCATCGGCACGGCCGGGCAGGCGATGATCAGCTTGTCGGGCGGCAGGCAGTACGAGCTTAGCCAGCCGGAGTCGGGTACCTGCACGATCGCAATGAACAACCAGGACGGGGCCTTCAACCCGACCAACTCCAGCTCGCCGTACTTCCCGAACATCCGGCCGGGGGTGCCCCTGCGGGTCAGCGCCCAGTACAGCGGAAGGCGCTACCCGCTGTGGTCCGGGTACGTCGAGCGCTGGCCGCAGGACTGGCCCGACTTCCCTCAGTGGGGCTGGTCCACCATGGTCGCGACCGATGGCGTGGGAGTCGCTTCGAGCGTCAACCTGCCCTCGGCCGTGGCAGGCGAGATCCAGGCCGACAACCCATACTTCTGTTTCCCATTCAACGAGCAGTACACGACCTCGCAGAACACCGTCAACGGAGTGGTC